GAAGAGTATTTTCATAAAATTGTAAACACACAACCGAAGGAACAGACTATGTTTGAACGAAGCAAAGCTTATTTCCAATCTCTCAAAGACTCATGGACTTCACTGTACAAATGGGACGTAGAGATCATTGATAACAGTCCAGCTATCCACATTGATAATGACTACTGGGCTTTTGAGATGTACACTGAGCCGTACATTGATGAGAACGGTAAAGTAGTCCCTGAGAAGCATTCAGTTCTCCTTGAGCCACATGAGACTACTTGGATGGATATCCTAGATAAGATCCTCGATGAGATGGAGAAACACTACGGATACAGCATCAAAGAACAGGTGTACTACTCAGTTACTTATCCTATCAACGGTGATTCATTCCCTTATGAAGGTGTATCTGAGGCAGGTAAAGGTCGTCAGTTGAACGATGAAGTTCTTCAGCAGCTCTTGTTAGCTTTCCCTGAAGTCTACGAAACCTTCGGTCAACAGGACTTCACATTAGCATGATGACACAGAATGAAATTCTAGCAACGCTACATAAGATAGTTGCAGAAAACCAGCAGTTCACAACATGGACTGTCTCTACTCCGCATCTAGTAGCATTAGTCAATCAAGCTGTTGAACAAGAGCGTGAGGCGTGTGCAAAGTTATTTGATGACCGCAACACAGGCACAGGTTTTTATGAGCCGCATGAGCCAGCGGAAATAATCCGAGCACGAGGTGAAACAACATGAGAATCTTAATTATTCCTGATACTCAGGTCAAAGAAGGTGTTCCTATGGAGCATCTTGAATGGGCTGGTAAAGCTATCTGTGAATACAAGCCTGATGTAGTGGTTCACTTGGGAGATCATGCCGATATGCCTAGTCTCTCAAGCCACGATGTCAAGGGTTCTAAGTATTTCGAGGGCTTGCGTTACCAGAAGGACATTGAAGCTGCTAAGGAGGGCATGAAGCTTCTCCTGAAGCCTCTCAAAGAACTTCAGAAGCAACAAAAAGAGAACAAACACAAGGTGTACAAGCCTCGTATGGTGTTCACAGTAGGTAACCATGAGAACCGTATTGACAGGGCAGTGAATAACAACCCTATGCTTGAAGGTTTAATCTCAGTGAAAGACTTGGAGTATGACAAAGATTGGGAGGTATATCCTTTCCTTCATCCTGTTTTTATCAACGGTGTTGGGTTTTCTCATTATTGGCCTGTTGGGGCTATGGGCCGTCCTGCTGGAACTGCTGCGGCAATTATCAGCAAGCTTCATCAGTCTTGCATCGCTGGTCATCAACAAGGTAAACAAGTTGCTTACGGTAAAAGGGCTGATGGTGTCTCTATCTGCTCTATTATTGCTGGATCTTATTATCTTCACGATGAATCCTACATGCCCCAACTTAGTAATAGACATTGGCGAGGCCTTGTTGTCCTCAATGATGTCCATGACGGTCACTTCGATGAACTCTTTTTGTCGATAGATTATTTAGGAGAAAAATATGGCGGGATCATGCGAGAAAGAACTCTTAACAAGGTTAAGTGAAGGGTTCATTTACGATAGGTACGTAGGTCGCTTACTGGAAAGAAAAACATTAAGAGACCTATCTACTTTGACAACAAGAGGATATAGGCAGATTTATGTAGAAGGTGTTCCTTACCTTTTGCATCGTTTAATCTTCTTTTACCACTATGGAAGATTTCCAAAAGTTGTTGACCACATTGACGGAGATCTTTCTAATAACTGTATTGAAAATTTACAAGGCTGTTCTCAAAGTGTAAACATTGAAAAGGCCAGAATTTTCAAAACAAATAAAACAGGATATAAAGGGGTTTCTTTCAACAAAAAAGCAGATAAGTTTGAAGCATACTATTGGAAAGATTACAAGAAGTATTATGTCGGCTTATTTGATACAGCGGAAGAAGCGTCAAAAGCAAGAGAAAAAAGGAAATACAATGGAAAAACCGACAGTAAAGCAAATTGAAGAATATATGGCCGGCTTGAATGGCACAACTCAGAAAGACATCTACGATGTTGTAAATAAACCACAACACTATATGTTATTTAATAAGGAAACCGTTGCCTTTTTCGCTGGTAATGACAAAGGTATTGAGGTACGTGATGTTATTGAGCAGCTTGTAGATAAGATTGATGATAAGATTAGTGATAAAAACATTCCTTATTCCTCTCTTTTCTCACCTGATTATGTACAACTTATGCAGTACTTAATGCGCTTCATGGACAAAAATGGTGTAGAAGACCTCAAAAAGGCTCGTTGGTATCTTGACAAAATGATCTCAGCTTACTAAAATAGCTGCCCTTCAAAAATAACATAAAGAAAGAAAACATGACAACTTTGACTCCTTGGTCTTCAGTAGGTTACTTGACTTACAAACGTACTTATGCTCGTCGTCTGAATGAAAATGACATTAATAGCCCTACGGAAGAGTTCCCAGACACTGTAGAACGTGTTATCAAAGCCTGTAACGATCAGCTTCGTTGCGGTTTCACTAAGGCTGAGGAACAACGCTTACGTGAGTACCTGCTAGGTCTTAAAGGCTCTGTAGCAGGCCGATTCTGGTGGCAATTAGGGACAGATACAGTCGATAAGCTTGGCTTGTCTTCCCTTCAGAACTGTGCTTTCCGAACTGTAGACAAACCAGTGGAGCCGTTCACTTGGGCAATGGATATGTTGATGCTTGGCTCCGGCGTAGGCTACAACATTCAAAAAGAAAACGTAAATAAACTTCCACCTGTCAACATTGACTTTAAAGCTCCCACACGTGTAAACGACAGTGGTGCTGACTTTATTGTTCCTGACAGCCGTGAAGGTTGGGTTGCTCTGTTGGGTAAGACATTGAAGGCTGCTTTCTTGGCACATAACTCAGGTAAACAGACTTTCTCTTATTCTACACAGCTCATCCGTTCTAAAGGCGCTCCTATCAAAGGCTTTGGAGGAACAGCTTCAGGCCCTGAGGATTTGGTGTGGGGCATCGAGAACATCAGTAAAGTGCTTGAAAAACGAGCAGGTAAGCAACTGCGTCCAGTAGACTGCTTGGACATCATGAACATTATCGGTGCTGTTGTCGTGGCTGGTAACGTACGTCGAAGTGCTCAGATTGCTATTGGAGATGCCGACGATGTGGAATATCTACTTGCTAAGCGATGGGACTTGGGCAATATCCCGAGCTGGAGAGCCATGTCCAACAACTCAGTCGTCTGTCACGATATTGGAGATCTGCACGACTTCTTCTGGGATGGTTATGAAGGCAAAGGCGAACCCTACGGCCTTATCAACCTCAAGCTCTCACGAAAGATCGGACGATTGGGTGAAACTCAGTATCCAGATCCCAAAGTACAAGGCTATAATCCATGCGCTGAGCAGTCTTTGGCTGACGGTGAAACCTGTTGCCTTGCTGAAGTATTCCTACCAAACATCACAAGCCAAGAAGAGTTCTTGGACGTGTCTAAGCTGCTCTATCGCATTAACAAGCACTCGTTGGCGCTGCAGTGTCACCAAAAGGTCACAGAGGCTATCGTTCACGAGAACATGCGAATGGGTCTAGGAGTAACGGGCGTGTTGCAAGCTAATGAAGAGCAAAAATCTTGGCTGGATGAGACATATCCACTGCTTCGTGAATACGACAACCAGTACAGTGCTGAGAATGGCTTTAACCGTTCCATTAAGCTGACGACTGTTAAGCCTTCAGGCACTCTGTCTTTGTTGCCCGGCGTAACTCCCGGTTGCCATCCTGCGTATGCTCGATTTATGATTCGTCGTATCCGTATCAGCTCTAACCATGCTTTGGTTCAGGTCTGTAAAGATCACGGCTATCATGTGGAGTACCAGCAGAACTTTGACGGTTCAGAAGACCATTCAACAGTTGTTGTTAGCTTCCCTTTCCGTCACCCTGACCACGCTGTTCTAGCTAAAGACATGACAGCTATCTCTCAGCTGGAGACAGTTAAGTGGTTGCAGGAAGTCTGGAGCGATAACTCTGTGTCTTGTACCGTTTACTATCGGCCTGAGGAATTGCCTGAAATTAAGAAGTATCTGAAAAAGAATTACAAGAACAATCACAAGTCTTTGTCTTTCTTGTTGCATTCAGATCACGGTTTCAAACAAGCTCCTTTGGAAGAGATTACAGAAGAGCAGTACAATGAGATGGTTGCCAATACACGTACAATCTCCGCTATTGATGAAGCCAACATTGGCTTAGATGATGCTGAATGTTCAACAGGCGCTTGCCCTATTCGTTAAGGAAAATATGAAAACAATAGTCTATTCAAAGACTAACTGTCCAGCATGTGAGACACTTAAAGCTAAATTGAAGGCTGAAGGTGTCGATTATGTCGAGGTAATGTTAGGTAAAGACATGAGCATTGAAGCATTCAAAGAGAAGTTCCCTCAGGTGCGTTCAGTCCCTTACATGGAATACACTAAGGATGCAACATGGTGATTGACCTATCATGGACAGGGGGTTTCGTAGTAGGAATCCACCACACTGATGAAGCTATCGTAGAGGTAGACGAAGGTGAATACGAGATGGCTAACGCTATCTTGATTCATCTAGGCCTATTCACAGTAGCCTTCATCTTTATCTAACGATCTTGTGAACAGTAGCTCAGTCTGGTAGAGCAGTGGAGTAATCTTCGGGTCGTAGGTTCAAATCCTACCTGTTCCACAAACATTAAAGCCCTCTTTCGAGGGCCTTTTTGTTTACGTTTAAGCTTACGCTTTGTGATACTGTTCTTCAGTCAAGATACCGGGTTTGTACTTGTTCTCAGGGCGGAAGATAGTAAGCTCTTGTTGTCTCATCTCAGGTGCGAAACTGATGTGCATCCAACGACCAAACTCATGGATCATCTGATCGAACTTGATACCAGCTTTCTGTACTTCTTGGCAGAGTTGCAAAGGAGTCAGTTTAGAGCTAGATACGTCGATAGCCCAACCATCCATGTGAGAGGACACTTTAGATCCTCCAACAGCCACGTTAACAGCTGGTAGACGCAACCAAGAGTTGATCTTCAGAGGGCCTGTAACAGCACGTAGTTGCTCAAGCTTCTGAGCTGCAATCTTCATGTTCTCAAGTTGAACCGTAGAAGGTTGATTGTCGATACCTTGACGTACAGCAGTTTCGCTGTAGGTAGCTTCTTCAAGGGTAAAGTGCTCACTCAGCTGCATCTTGTTTCTCCTCTTCTCCATTCATCTTAATAGCCGCCAACCAACCGATAAAGCCACCAACAATCGTTGAGAATGCAGGAGCGATAATCGGGAAGATGTCCTTATTGTCGATAACAGAATTAGGCATGAATAAACCACCTAACAATGTCACAGTCATAGCGACCATAACGAAAGCTAGAGTCCTAGCGATCATTCTTGCAATTTCTAATATTACTTGTTCTTTCATTTATTAAAGACCTTTCGATTTATCTTTACTGCCCTGCGAAGAGCCTCTATGGAAATTCACAACAGTTCCACACAAAGTAACAAGAGAACCAAAAGCCATAAGAGCCAGTTCTTTGTTGTCTGCGGGAACTTGCTGAGACATTAACATATATGTAAGACCGATAGTGCTCAAAACGATTACTACGTCAATACAATATGCAATGTTCTTTGCTAACCAAGACGCATTAGCTGAGTTCTGTACTTCAGCGTTCATCTTCCTAGCACTATCTGTATTAGCGTTGTTTAGTTCTAATTCTTTAAGATCCAGCTCACGAAGCTTCAAAGCTGCATCAGGGTTGGCCTGAAGGTGTGCAGCCACCGCCTCTACAGTGTCTTCAACGCCTAATTTAGACGCGATAGCTTTAACCGCAATGCCTCCCATAGGCCCCATAACAGCAGTTGCTAATCCGGGAGCTACGTCTTTTAACAATCCTGATAGTATGTCGTTCATTTGGCTTTACACGCCTCTACAGCGTCCTTTACTATGATGTACAGATATAATTCAAAAGGTAAGATAATAAAAAACAGTAAGGTAAGCAACACTAGGAAGCTTACATAGGCTGTCTCGCTAGAAGAATCGCTGCTGTTAGTCCCCATATTTCCAATACTATTAGAGCCATTACGACGACCCATGCTATTCTCTTTCTGATCTTAGCTAAAAGTCTCTGCTTCTTTAATACTTCATTCTTTCTCGCCTTAACGGATAACAAGTGAGTGATCTCTTGCTTCTCCTGCACTATCCCGAACATATTGACTACATCGGTATATAGCGCACCTAACTCAGGAGGGCTTTGGTAGACCATAGTCTCCCTGATTTCCTTCTGTAACTTCTCCATCTCCTTCAAAGCTACTACGTGGTCTAGAGATATATCTAGTAGCTCATCAGGCTCAATAAACTGAGTATCTATCCTTAACTGCTGATCCGCTATCTTCTTCTTCATGGCTATCATTGCCTTAAAGAAGATCTTCAGGTTCTTGATTAAGTCAGCCTTTATGTCTTGTTCACTATGTGACTCTTGTGTGACCCTAGGAGCTTTCTGTTTCTTCTCTGTCTCAACCTTAGGCGTAGAATCATCTATCTTCCTTATGTCAGGGGGCTTCTTAGCCTCGTAACCAGCACTGAATAACTTACTCTTGATGAACTCCCACAGACCTAGGACTTCCTCGACTTGCTCCTTAGCTTCATCGAAGGTTTCCTTAGCCTGTAGGACTACACCTTTATACTCTTTGTATAGCTCACAACCCTGCTGGATAGCCTCAACAGCCTTGAGAGCACCAGCAAGGATTATGAGAGGCATTACTTAGCGTTTTTAATATACGCTTCTAAATCAGAATCAGACAAAGGTTGTGTCGATGAGGCAGGATTAAACATAGTCTGACGCTCACCTGAAGGGCCTAACACGTTTGTAATAGGCTCGACAACAAGCTTAGTAAACGCTGATGGAGAAGTCAGTTTATCACGAGCAGTAGACAAACGAGTGATCGCACGTGCACCGGCAGGATTAAGCATCAACTTTGCTAACTGACGTTGAGTGATAATTAAAGATCCGCCTGTAACTACAGCGTTTCCCCAGTTTTCTTTTAGACTCTCTTGTTGGTCTGGACTCAAAGTAAAGTAATAACCTGTTGCCACAGCAGCTGGAAGACCGCCAATACCTACAGCAGCGCCTGTAGTACGCATGTTCAAACCCGGCATGTGTTTAGCACCTACCAAGCCTTTTTCAGCTGCATCAGCCATTGCTTTAATAGCCTGTTCTTGAGCAGTGCCTTTAAACAACATATTATAGGTATTACGGAAACCTGCATCTTGCTCTAAATTTTTAGAGAATTTAAGCATGTTTTCAGGCGTATTTACCATAGCTTCTAGATAACCGTAACGAAGACTATCTATGATTTCGTTAGATGGTTTTCCAGACAATGTACCAGCAGCAGCTACAGACTTATACAAATCTTTAATTGGTGTCTCATTACCCGCTTTAAACAAATAAGCACCAACTTGTTCTGGAGCTTTTGTCATGGCTTCATTGATAGCATCTGACTGCAATCCTTGAATGCCTTCACGATATGTTTTAGTTACTTTATTGTACTCATCTAAAGTTATCAATTTTAGTGATAAGATCCGAAATAGTTGCAGCAGCTCTAGAGTCTTTATTGCTAGACAAAGAGGATGAATATTTATCACGATTCTCAGCCAACCAACGTGAGCGAATATCATGCATTGTTTGCATATCGACTGTCGGAGGAAGGTCTTTTACTTCATTAAGAATGCTACGTTGTCCTGCTGTCAAAGCTGCTGGATTAGTAAGTTCTTTACCCGCCCAAGACTTGATAGGAAATGTCGTGATACGAGAATCAACATCTTTAAAGATATTCTCATACAAGGGTTTGACACTGTTGCTTAACGCTGTTTGACCATCCTTGATAAAGTTCTGTAAAACTTCACCGGAAGCTCGTTGAGGAGATGTAGCACTTTTTAATGCCTGTGCAAACTCAGGAGATTTAGAAAAGCTTTTTAGAATGTCTTGTGAACCTTCAGTTAAAGCATTCTTAATTTCAGTCTGTTTCTTAAAGAAAATATCCGCAGTGGCTGGAGTATAGGTCACCCCTTCCAACATTGTGTCTAATGCGCTTCCTGTACGTGCGGCTTCAGGCAAAGAAGACCCGTATTTTTGTAAGAAAAGATCAGCGGCTTGATTAGCATCTGGAATTTCTTTAGCACCGAATCCCAATGTTTGAGCGCCTAACTTAATAGTTTTACCGGCAATCTTCATCACTAGGTTACCAGCAGCATCCCAAGCAGCTTCTTCAGCGCCAGCTCCTGCAATACGTTTAGGAGATACAGTTTCTCCGCCCATTAATTGAGCAGCTGTTTCTCCCAAAGCTCCGCCTACGCCAGCACCGGCTGTACTGCCAATAGCAACACCTGCGGGGCCAAAAGGAACACCAGCGGCAGCTCCTCCAATGCTTCCGACTAAACCGCCAATTTCCTGTGCACCGAAAGCAGCACGAGGACGATAATCAGGACTAAGAACCGACTTGCTCATATCCATTTGTTGGACTTGAGCCTGTTTTGCGGTAGATTCTTCGTCTGTTTTCTGTTGGATATAAGCGTCTAATTCTTCGTTGGTCATTGTTCTGTTTCTCGCATTTGTTTCAATTTAAGAGCTTCGTCTTTTGTGGCTGTGCCGGATTTAACTTTGCTTTCAAGAGAACCCATATCGTAGTTTTTACCGTACAACATATTGAAGTCGGTAGTATATCGTTTATCTTGAGGCATTTTAGCCATCTGCTCATAAGTTTTAACAGAAGCGCCCATCTCAGTCTTCAAGTCTTTCAACACACGCATGATGGTCTGCATTTGTTGTTGACTGCTAAACTTACTCTTTTTAAGTTCTTCCAATTCTTTAACAGCCAAAGAACCGGGAAAGTTACGAGCAATAGTTTGAACAACTTGAGAACTGACGTTATTCATATACTCAGTATTGGAAAGTTTTGTCTCATCTACAGGAAGACCCAAAGCGGACATAGACTTACCAAAGGCCAACGAGGTATCAGCAAAAGTACCAGTCAATGTTTTAGGAAGAGCTGCTTCAACTGTACTCAGCTTATTAATCATTCCTTTTTGAAGTTTATAAGCATCACCAGCTTTAGTCCAAGCTTCTTGTTTACCTTTAGCGTCTTCTTTAGCGGAAACTTCACGAAGAACACCAGCCAAATCGGTATTAACTACTGTAGCTTTAGCACGACTGCTTTCGATTGAACGATTTTGAAGCAACTGATTAACTGCGCCGACTTGTGAAGAAGTGTAGTCATTGAATGTCTTAGCAGCAGGAAGACCCAATTCTTTAGCAGCAGCCAACCAGTCAGCAGGAGGCTTAGAAGACAAGTCAATAGCTTCAAGATCGGCTATATTTCCTGACTTTTGAAACTTCGCTAGACTTTCAGCTGTATATTTACCTGCTACAGCCATTTTACCTAACAAACCTTCAGAAGATGTTTTAGCAATCTGCTCTTGAGCTGCACGAGCTTGTTGAGCCAGCTGAGCAGCTTGTTGAGGAGCCACGGTTTGTAGTTGTACAGCGGCTTGCATCATTGAAGCAGGGTCGTTAGGATTGACCTGTTTCATCAGAGCGTTCACAGCGGTGATCTGCTGTAGCATAGGGTCTTGTGCGCCAAAAGCATTAGCGATACCACCACCTAGTTGATATCCAGCTAAGCGCATACCTGCATTGGCTTGTTGCTCAGGAGTCAACTGAGCCATCTGAGCAGCTAATTGTTGTTGCTGAGCTAGACGTTGTTGTTGA